CAACCTTTTAACTGTGTTAATTTAACACCTATTGGTCGTAACCCGTAAGGACTAGCGTCTAAACCAGAATCAAAAGTATACCCTATCTCCCAAAACTCATCATGCATTTCACCTATCTCTTTATAACTTATACCATCTTCTAATCTAGGTTCCCATTTTTCCATTAGTTTTTTTACTTCTGGTGGTTGCATCTCGTAGTATTCAAATAAATCATAATATTGTTTTTCAATTTCTTCTTTAATATTTTTATTTGCTCTCATTACCTTGTTTAATGATATATTATAACCTTCTGGGTCAATAACTGGAACAACATCTTCTTCATCTTCATCATACACATATTCAATCTCTAACCAATCTGTTGTTTTTGGTTTATCTGATCCATATGCATCTCTAATTTTTGCTGCGTCACCACTATTATTTAACATTATTTCGTAACCACCACTATTAGATATCGTATAATATCCGTGTGTAACAAAATCTTCTGAATTATTAAAATTTTCTTTAATAACTTGTTTAACAATGTTTCTTAATTCAATTATATTTATTTTCATAGCTTTAACTTCATTAATTTGTACTTGTTTATTGAATTGTGTTTGATTTAATTCAATAACCTTATCATTTTTTAAATTCTTTAATGTTATTGTATATCCATTATTCGAAATAACATCACATTTTTCACCATTATAAATAACCATAATACCTACTTTAACATCTTTCAATGGGTATGCTTCCGAGTATTTTTTCATTTTTTTTGTTTTTAAATAAAAAACATCTCTTAATTGACTTGACCTTAAGAGATGTTCTAAATCTTATTATTGTTTTTTAGTTAATTTTTGAATAACAGCTTCAACCATTTTATCTATTTTAGATTCAGATATTGATTTTTTAGCCTTTTGAGAAGCTTCTGCTATTGCGTTTCTTTTTTTCTCGTTAATTGTTTCAGTTACTATTCTTTCTATTACATCAACAAGATTACTTTCACTAATTCTAACAACTTTTTTTTCCATGGTTTAAAAATTTTTAATAATATTATTTATATATAAATATATCTAAAATTCTTTTTATGTAAAAAAGTTTATATTTCATTTGTTTTTTCAAATTTTATTTGTATATTTGTAAAAAAAATACATAATATAAATATGGAAATTCCAAATAAGATAACTAAAACTGATGATATTGTTGTTAAAAAAATAGAGTTAACTTCTGATGAATTAATAGATTTACTAAAAGAAGCTTATCGGCACGGATATGCTACTTACGAATTGGTTGATGGTGGTTTAGAGCCGTATGACGCTGATGGATATGCAAGGTGGGTAGCTTTAAAATTCATACAATAAAACATGACTAACTAATGAAATATCACTCATTAACTATGAAAAACGTGGTTAATGAATGATATATCAGTCATTATTTTAAACAAAATTAATAAAAATTAAATAACATTACAAATGGAAAAAACATTAAAAATACCAGAAAACGCAAAAGTTAGGGTTTATTGGGATGATAAATCAGAAAATTATAATAAACAAGAAAAAAGTAAAATTATTAATTATTTCTCTGAAAAATATAATATTAATAAAAAAAACGTTAATGTTATATTCAGACCTATAAAAATAAACGATAATGGTGAGGTTGTTAAAATAACTGGTTCAAGCCTTGAGAATGTTATGGATATTAATTATCAAAGACAGTTATTCAAACAATGGTTAGATAGGGAGCAGAAAGATATTGATTTTAATAAAATAATAGAGTTAGATAACATAGTTAATTCTGAAGTTAAAATTAACATAACTGATTTAAGATTACGAAAATATAGTCTTAAGTGGGTTAAGATAAATAATTTTTTATGTTTTGGTGATATAGAACCAGTTTATTATGATGATTTAAAAGGTCTTATATGTGTAACATCACAACCTAAGAATATGGGTGGTAAAACAACATTTTCTATTGATGTGCCATTATTTTTATTTTACGGTGAAACATCAAAAACAGATAAAAACGAAGAGATTTTTAATACTTATTCAGATAAGAATGATTTGGTTATAAAAGGTTGTGTTGATATCGAAGGTGTTGATTATGTTATTGAACGTTTAATGTCAAGGAAACAAACTAAAAAAGGTGAGTGGACTGTTAGTAATACATTAAATTATTATCAATACATGCCAGATGGTGAAGAACTTCCTTTAGTTGGTGAAGATGCTACACGAACAACAAAGATTATATCTGATACTATCGGCACAAAAGAAGATTTTATGTTAACTGTTTTAGCCACAGGTAAAAACTTAGAAGATATTATCGATACAACACCAACAGAAAAATCTAAACTTTTTTCTAGATTCTTAGGGTTAGATATTTTAGATGAAAAAGATGTTATTGTTAGAAAAATATATAACACATATTCGAAAACAATGAAGTCTAACTTATATAATATACCAACATTAAATACTGAAATAGAAAATCTAAAATCAAATAATTTAGAGTTAGATGAAAACATTAAAACATCTGACATCACATTAACTGAATATATTGAAAAAATAAAATTATTAGAAAAACAAAAAGACAATCTTTTAGAAAAAAAAGAAAAGATAGATATAAATATTTTAAAACTTTCACCAGAAAGATTAGCTAATGATATTAAAACAACAACAGAGAAAGGTAAAGATTTAGCTAAAACATTAGAAAGTTTAAAAGAACAGATATCAAAATTAAAAGATGTTATGTTCGATGAAACAAAACATAACGGTTATTTACAAGAACGTAGAGAAAAAGAAAAAGTTGTTGACCAAACGGAGAATAAAATAAAAACAAACGAAAAAACTTCAAAACAACTTAAAGAAAGTGAATTATGTCCAACATGTAAAAGACCTTTAGAGGGTGTTGATAACACAAAAGAAATTGATAGGTTATTAAAAGAAGTTGAAACAAATAAAGGGTTATTAATAACTCTTAATAAAGAATTATCAACTATAAACGATACTATTAAAAAATCCGAAGAAATACAAAAAGAGTATAACAACAAATCTAAATTAGAATTACAAAGAGATAGGATAGATGTTGATATAACAAGTTTAAGAACCGATTTAAGAGGGTTTATTAACGATAAAAAAACATATGATGATAATATTAATGGTATAGAAAAAAATAAAAAAATAGAGAGTGATATTTTAGGTGTTAAATCACAAATACAGATGAATACCATAGAAAAAGATAAGATTATCTCTAATATCCAAAAATTTAAATCTAATATCGAACAAAACTTAAAAGATATTAAAACCAAAGAAGAACTTATTACTATTATTAATAAGGAGATGGAAGAAGAAAAGGTTTATAAGATATATATGGATTTAGTTGGTAAAAAAGGTGTGTCTAAAATAGTACTTAAATCTGTTCTACCTATCATTAACTCAGAATTACATAGAATATTAGATGAGGTTGTAGATTTTGATGTTGAAGTTATGGTTAATAGTAAAAACGATATCGAATTTTATTTACTTAGAGATGGCGTTTATAAAAAATTAAAATCTGGTAGTGGTTTAGAAAAAACAGCTTCAGCACTTTCATTAAGATTTATTTTATCACAAGTATCTAGCTTACCTAAACCTAATTTTATTGCTTTTGATGAAATATTTGGTATGGTTGCTGATGAAAATTATGAACCTATTAGACTTCTATTCGATAAATGTACTGATATGTTTGAAACCATATTTATCATATCACATGAAGATATTATTAAAGATTGGGGTGATAAAATTATAACAGTGGAAAAAAATAATAATATATCTAAATTAACAATTGTTTAAAAAAATAAAAGGTTGGTAGAAACTAATCTATCAACCTTTATTCAAAAAAATAAAACTAATATTTTTTAATATAGTAAAATTGCTCTAGGGAATCTTAAAGTTCCTGTTATTTCAGCGATACCATCATCACTCATAGCTAAATCACCAAAACCTACATTTGTAAGCATTGTGTCTTGCAATTCCCATTTTTCAACAACAACTCCTGTTGGGTCTAACATTTCAATATACAAGTCTTTCATATATGTACTAGCATAACCTTGACGACCAGTAATTGATTCAGAATGTAATCTAACCCACTCCATAATAGCTTGTGATGCAGATGGTCCAATAGGATCTCTAAACGTAACGTCTATACTATCCCAAGTAAATCTACCTATAACCCATGTAGATGTGTTTAAGAATTCTATTTCAACTTCATTTTGTGATATAGATGGTCTTGCAGCACTAGCTAACCACCATTGTTGTATACCTAGTTCAGATGGAAATTTTATTAACCATCTATTTTTCCTTTTTAATTCATAAGGGTTAGGAGTTCTTAAAAGTAATGACATAATTTAATATTTTTTATTTAGTTATAATTCTTTTATTAATAAATATTTTAATTTTATTTTTTTTATAA